CGCCAGAACTTGCGGCCCAACCCGTTGCAGACCAGTTGTTGCTACCGGCAAGATTCCAATATCGAGTAACACCTGCTCCAAAAGTAATCCCGCTGTTGCCCTTGCAGTCACCCAACCGAGTGCCCGATGCCGGAGCCGCTGCGCCTGCGATGGTGATATCACGAAAGTCAATGTCGGTCAATGCGGCAATGGCCGCGCAGGTCAGTGTGCGGGTAGTGCCAATGGTGTCAGACTGAACAAACGTCCTTGCGGTTGCGTTGACTCCTGCGGAAAGCGTCAGTGTTCCATTGATGGTTTGGTTGGCTGTTAAGCGAATTATTGAAACCCCGGCAGAAGTTCGACCTATAACGGACAGATTATTGAAAGTGTTATTGCCGTTAATCAATGCGGTTGAAATAGCGGTATTTAAGTACGCCCAGTTGTAAAACGTAACCCCGCCAGAGTTTATTCCGGAACCGCTGTTGTTTGCATTGATCTGTGATGTGCCCGCATCAAATGTGAAGTTGACTACAGATGTAAATTCAATAGCGGGGCTGTTGCCGTCCAAGGTCACGGTGGACGAACCAAGTGAAAGCGATCTTGTATTTGTGTTGTTTGAAACAAGGTGCGTACAAGTTAAGGCGTAGTTGGCTGTGCTGAATGAACCGTTCGTTACAGTCAGTGGGTTTGACGTTCCAAGACTAAGAGCACTTCCAAGCGTCCACTCGCAGTCAACACCGTTAACTGTGATAGCAGAAGCAAGCGTTACCCCGTTGGTCGTCAAGGTGTCGCCGGTAACCGATCCCGAAAGCACCAAAGGCCCGGTGAACGTCCGAGTCAACCCCGTGGCAGGCAGCGTGATGTTGCCGTGGCAGATCAGCGTAGACGATCCCGCAAGCGTCACGTTACCCGATGTCGGCCCTGCAATCGTCAGTTGATTACACCGGCTTGTGGCATCAATCGTAGCGGTATACGCCGTGGCGTTTGACGCAGCATCAAAGATCACATTGTCGAGGCTTGTCGGGACAGCCGCACCTGAGCCTCCGCCTGATGATGTAGACCACTTGGTTGTGCTGCTCCAGTTGCCCGTGCCACCAACCCAGTAAAGCGTACGTGCCGCAGGAGGCGCAGTCCTGAACACAGGCGCACCTGCGGTGCCGGTAGAGTTGGCTCCTGCGTAGAACTCGCCAGGGCTTGTAGCCGCAAAACCAATCGACCCCATCGCAAGGTAGTCGATGCCCGACGTAGCCGCGCCTGCAAGAACGTGGCTTGTGCCGGTTCCAGTAAGCGTGACGACATTGCCTGCCGTTCCAGTTACCGTCCACTTGCCAAAAGTTTGCGTGGAGAGGCCAAAAGCGATGGTATGGGCTACGGTCTTGGTGGAGGCAAGTTCGGTAAATTGGTTGTTGCCGTTTATGTTTAACGTAGAGGTTCCGGTTGTGCCGCCAATGGTCAGTTTGTTGTAGGAAAGACCCGCGCCATCGAAAACGCGAAGAGATGTGCTTGTATCGGATAAAACAATGTTGGCCGTGCCTTTATTGAAATTTAAAAGACTTGTTCCGGCAATAGACCAAACTGTTGAAGTTCCACTAAGAGTCCAAGTGCCCGAACCCATTCGCAATGTGAATACAGTTCCTCCATAAGACATATTACCAACTGTGACGTTGTACGTCACCGCATCAAACGTGCCTGTTGTCAGGGTCAGGGTTCGTGCGGCAATTAGCGTTAGAGCGTCTGCCAGTTGGACTGTGCCCGTTACGGAATTGATGGTTATGGCCCCACTCCATGTGTTGCCACCACTGGTAATGGTTTGCGTTCCACGACCCGCGAATGTTGGCGCACCTATTGTCCCGGGTGTGACGCCACTTCCTAGCAAAACATTACCGTGGTAGAAGGGGCCGGAATTTGACCAATCAATCGTGCAGGCAGAAGTTCTGCCTGACATATTTAATGTGCCAATGTTCCATGCTGCGTTGGTCGTAATCGTGCCCGCGCTACCGGTGTTGTCAATCACAGCAGTATCTTGAGCCAACGGGAAGTTGTTGATGTCAGGTGTACCACCAGACCCCGGCGCCCAAGCAGTAGCACTCCAGTTCTGAGTGCCTGCGAGGTTCCAGTAGACCGTCTTAGGCGCAGGGAACGTAATGCCCGTGTTCCCACCGCAGTCCCCCGCACGGGTAGGCGATGATCCGGCAGCAGCCCCGGCAATCGTGATGTCGCGGAAGTCGCAGTCGTTTGCGCTGAGGCTGTTTACGGTGAGAGTGCGAGTAGTGCCGAGGGTGTCGGAGCGCAGGAAGATGCGGCGAACAGGAGATGCTCCGGCAACGGTCAAGGTGCCGTTGATGATATTGTTGCCTGAAAAACGCATCCCGATTAAACCGGCGGCAGCAGGCGCAGTAACAGTAAAATTATTAAATGTGTTATTACCTGAAATTACAGGACTATTGCCGCTAGTTGTTGATGACAAAGTTACATTGTAAAACGTCAAGCCACCACTGCTTAGTATTGTTCCTGTTGAACTTCCAGACAAAATAATTGTTGATGTACCGGCGTTAAATGTAAGATTTGTAATGGTCGCAAAAGATGTGTTTGCGGTATCCGACAATGTTACCGTACTTGACCCAAAATTAATCGTTCTGACGTTGCTGTTGCTAGATAACAAATAACTAACAGTGACGTTGAAGTTCTTGGTATCAAACGTGCCGTTTGTGATGGTGATAAATCTTGTTCCAATGTTCAGCGCATCAGCAAGTTCAACTGTGCCGCCGTAGGAGTCAACTGTAATGTTCCATGTTAAGGTTTTTCCGGCGCTTGTAATAATTTGAGTATTTCTGCCGGAAAGAGTAACAGTAATAGTTCCACTAAAAGAAATGCCAGAACCTAAAACTATGTCACCATAAATTGTTTCATTGCCTACACAAGATAACGTAAAAGCATTTGTTCTTGTGGAAAAGTCTAGTTTTGGTTTTGTAGGTATTGCGGTATCCCAAGTCACCGTGGCGGATGTGTTCAGGCCCGTGTTCCCAATGACCGCCGTGTCTTGAGCAAGAGGGAAGTTGTCTGTGCTGACAGCACCACCCGAAGACGCTGCCCATGCGTTTGCTGACCAGTTGCCACCTGCGGCAAGGTTCCAATACACCGTCTTGGGCGTGGAGAACGTGATCCCGCTGCAACCACGAAGGTTGCCAATTCGAGTGCCCGAGATGGGCGCAGCAGTGCCGATGACGTAGATGTCGCGGAAGTCTGCGTCGGTCAGACTTGGGGCGCTGTTGATCGTGAGAGTTTGGGCAAGACCGTAGGTTGCGCCTTGAAACCATACGCGCCGGTTGCCTGCTGTGCCGGTGGTGGACAGCGTGCCGTTAATAGTTTGGCGGGAATTAAAAAATACAGATCGAACACCCGCAGAAGATGGCGCAGTGATGGCAAGATTGTTGAATGTATTTGCACCTTGGATCGCAACTTGTGTATTTGTGGCGCCAGTTGCCGATACGTTGTAAAAAGTTAATCCGCCACCATCCAAAGTTATTGAAGACGTTGAGTTTGCAACGATTGAAGATGTCCCGGCATTAAAAGTTAGCCCAGTTGTTGTGGCGGTTGAAATAAAAATAGACCCACTCAACGTCACCGTAGACGATCCAAGATTGATCGTGCGGGTGTTGGAGTTGCTAGACGATAGTTGCGTTGCAGTGACGTTGAAGTTGTTGGTGGTGAAGGTTCCGCGATTTACGATGATTGCGGCGGATGATGTAAAAGCGTCCTGAAGTGTATAAGTTGCGGTAAAAGGTGCTACACCATCAAATAAAACTTGGGGCATTGTTTTGCCCGCCGTGGTGAACGTAAATGATCCGCTGCCTGCCTGTGTGACGATACTATTAGCATTGGCAGTAAACGTCATCCCCGCACTGAACGTAACACTTCCCGAGGGCAAAAAGTTTACGCCCGTCAGTACAAATGTTCCGGTAAACCCAGTAGCATTAAAGTTTCTACAGACAGGCGTTGCTGTTTGAGCGGTAATTGTCACCGCACCCGACGCGGCGTCAAAGAACACATCATCAGCGTTGGTGGGAACAGACGCACCTCCGGCTCCCCCGGATGAGGTCGCCCACTTAGTCCCTGCGGTGCCGTCCCAACTCGCAGTCCCGCCAACCCAGTACCTGTCGGCCACGATTTACTCCTGGGCAGGAGTTTCTTCGACGGGCGGGGCAGTAACGATGGCGATCCAGTTGTCCCGGCGCTGCTCCTTCATCGCCTGGATTTCAGCCTCAGAGAAGGTGTGATCTTCAGGCAGATGAAGGGCGTCACGGAACATGCCGTGGGGAGTGTCGAACTCAAAGTCGATCTTGATCATCGCCCACTCCAAAATTAACCGGCAAGGCTCAGAGTGTAAGTAACATTTAATGTATCACCGGACACCACGCTGCGGTCACCAGGAGCGGAGAAGTCAGCACCCGAGAACAGCGTGCCAGTGGAGCCGCCCTTGGTATCGTTGGAGGTCAGGAACGCACCGCCCACCGTTTGCGTCGCGTTGATGGTGAAGGACGCAGGACTTGCGCTGTTGGTCACCACAGAGGGGTTGGCATTGGTTGCCGCCGCGAAGGTTGCGGTCGGACGGGTGGCGTTGGAGTAAGGCGTAACCTCAGTCCAACCGATGTGCGAAGCCATCGTGTCACCGGCAGCGGGCGCGTTAGATGCAGCCGCACCCCACAGGCCGATATACCAAGTGGTGATCTGCGTGGTGGAGGTCAGGGCAACGCCTGCCATGTACTGAAGACCGACGTTGACCACGAGGTTTTCCGTCTCGGCGGTCCACTTGAGGTTTCCATCCTTGTCGTAGCACTCAAAGGTGTACTTGCCCGTGGCAGTTGCCTGCTCGGGTGAATGGGTGCCAGCGATCAGGCCGCTGGTGACGATGTCTTGGGCCTTGGCCTTTTCGATGCTCATTTGATGCTCCTAGTTGGAAGACCGGATCAAGGCGCTGTTGGCATCATTGACCGGCATGACGATGGTGAATGTGGCTGTCGAGGTCTTGTCTGACCCGAAGTCCAACACGGCGATGGAACGGTTGGCTTTACTGGAGTTGTAGATCAGAGCACACCGTGCTGTAAACGCGCCGGGGTTCCACTCCACATTGTCGAAGTCCACAAAGGCCGTGTACCCAGAACTGCTGATGGTCGTGCCGGTCAGCGTCTTACCCCCCAACACATACCCAGTCCCAGTGATCTCTGCCGTCGTGGTGTAAACGGTGGTGTCTTCGTTTATATCAGCGTTGCCGTTGTACAAAGCAATCTTCAGGACATCCGTCGTCAGATCATGGATGGCCTGGTACAACTCCTTCTTGAAGGAGGTGGTCTGCGTTTGAACGATTGGCATCAGCCCACCTTCACCCTAACCTGCCCGTTGCGGTAGGCATCTTGACGGTTCTTACCATCGCCCAGTTGCTTCAGCAGGATCAGTGACTGAGCGAACTGCTGTTCGTACATTGCCACCACATCCTGTTCTTCCTTCATGTACCGTGCCGCCTCGACCATCACGCCGTTAAACAGCACCAAGTCGAAGTTGTCCCCAAGCCAAGATGTGCCAGACGGGTTTGCCACCGTGTCCGAAATCGAGACCGGGTAGTAATAGTAATGAAGTTCTACAGTCAGGGCAGCATTGGGCGTCGGGCCAACGATGAACGTCAGTTCATCAGGATTGCCGTAGACGG